CCTTTAGACAAAGTGGTTTAGAATCAGGTGGCGAGTATTCTTACGAGAATTTAACCTTCAAACTTTTAAGAAGAAATGGTTACATAGGAAAATTAATTAATTTAAAAAGCAGAGTTATAGATAAGAAATTATCCATAACACAATAAAGAACCTTATTTTTTTCCGTATTACAATGTATTTATAGGATAAGAATAAGTTAATCTAATTTATATACAAAAATGGCAGATTTAAAACCACTTGGTAGTGAAAAACTTAACGGGGACGATAAATTAAAAAGAATCCTTGAGTTAACATACTACAAAAACGACAATAATAAAGGCACAACCAAAGCTGAGATTGTAAAAGAATCAAAATCGGGTGGTGTTTATGGGATTGTAAAAGAAAGAGACGGATACTATGTAAAGAGAGGTTTGAACGAAAGTTCACTTGATTATATTGGTGGAATGTTTATGAAAAATAAAAATAAGTTCTCATCATATGCCGAGGCATTAAAACGTCTTGAATTGATTAAGGGTCAAGATGAGTTACTTAATGAGGCCACAAAATATGTTTTAAAACAAAACAAACCTCAAGAAGAAACACCAGCACCGGTACCTGCAATGCCTGAGGAACCGGCGGCACCTGTTGATGATATGCCACCAATGGATGCGGGTGGTGCACCAGCACCTTCATCTGAAGAACCTGCTGCGGAAGAACCTGCGGCTGATGATATGGGTGACATGGGAGATATAGGTGATGAAGAAGAGGTACCTTCAGAAAATAAACGTTCTGATTATATGGCCGACGCTCAAAAATACGCGGGTAAATTAGGTCAAGAATTAAGAGATTTACATGATAAAATGGAAAGTGATGATATTAAGTACATTCTTAATATGATTATTTCCGCAGTTGATTTAGACAGATTAGACGATGAAGACATTGAAGACATTGCAGACAAATTCGATAGAGATGAAGAAGAAGGAACAGAAAAGGGTGGAGAAGACGATTTTGGCGGTGAAGAATTCGGCGGTGAGGAAACTCCTGAAGAGGAGCCAATCTCAGCTGATAAAGAATTAGGTGAAGAAGCAAATCCAATGGATGCTTTAGAAAACTTTATTAACTCATCAATTGACGATGAAGAATATTCCGATTTAGATGAAGAAGATTATTCGGGTTTGGATGAATTCAATATTGAAGATTATGCAGATTTAGGTGAAGAAGAAGAAATGGGTGGTTATAAACCTGACTATGTTTCATCTGAGCTAGGTGGTGATTTTGAAGATGTTGAAACGTATTCCGATGACAATTATACAGGAATGGATTCGGAAGACGATTTTACTGGTGACGAAGAAGGTGGTGAAGATGAGGAAGGTGGTGAAGCAGAAATGGATGAATCTTCAAAAGTTAATCCGGGTACAAAATGGTCAGATAATAGAAAAAAATTCTATGGTATACCATCAAAGTTTCCTAGAAGTGAGAAAACTTATTCGGATAGAGAAATTGAATTACGTAATAAAAAAAGAGAAGAAAAGTCCAATGATGATGAAGTTGAAATCGATTTAGACGAAATGAAAAGAGAGATTAACAATAATATTCACACAACGATAGCAAAATATTTTAAGTAAACAATGCACCTCATCTATGTCAACGAAATTGGTTCCGATTATAAGGGTCAAAAACAGTATGAGTTCATCTTTAGTACAAGTACTGAGATTGACATGGATGAGTGGTTTACAATCCCAGCCTCTTTAGAGGTTTCCTCCAAATCCCCTGATGTTGAATACGTCGATACTGTGGGATTATTAAAAGACACAGACTTACAGTTAGAATTAGTTCAAGACTCCGATTATTTCGGAGTTATTGATGCTGTAGATGGTGTTGTGGCGTTGGCTTGGGAAAAATTTGATATTGATTCTGAAGAAGAAAGATTAACTTTTAAATTTGGAGAATCAATGGAGAGTGTTACAAAAAAATTAAAGTTTAGAAGTTATCTTCTAATAAAAGAAGAAATAAAATTAAAAGACTAATGAAAAGAAACGAAATAATTCAGAAATTAATAAGTGAGGGATTTTCATCAAAAACCTTAGTTAACTTTACAGATAAACAACTTAATGATTTATCATCAAGAATGTTAGGTGAACAAGCCACCGGTAGAGGTGCGGTTATAATGAAGAAGGGTACAAATCCGACTGATATTAAAAGAGTAACCGATTCAGGTATGAATGTTGAATTAAGAGAAAAAGAGGAAGGTGGTTTAAATCCTGTTGATACTTTAAAATCTGATGAAATTTCAAAAATATGGAATCATATTAAGGGTGGTGAAGAGCCATCAAGAAAAGAAATGAAATTGGACATCTTCAAATATATGAAGAAGCATGATTGTTCATTAGATTCTTTAAAAGAAAAATGTTTAAACGAATCTCAGTTGGAGATGACTGAATGGGTTAGTAACTTAGCGGAAACAAATTATCACAGTTTCACATCTAAGAATGAAATCATGGAATTAATCTCAATGAAATTAAATGAATCAGAACTTCACGAATTTGGACCCGGCGTAACTACGGGTCACAACGGTATTCCTGAATGGTTTTCATCAAAGGCAATTAAAGGTAACAATCCCGCACCTGTTATCGCTCCACCAAAAACTAAACCTAATACAAGACCAAAGAGAAAAAATCCATATCAACCAGGCCCCGGACCAAATCCAAGGCCCGATGCCGTAATGGAATTAGATGAGAATAATCCCACACCTGTAATTGCACCTCCAAAGATTAAGCCGGGTATTAAACCAAAGAGAAAAAATCCATATCAACCAGGGCCAGGACCAAATCCAAGACCTGACGCTAAAATAAAAAAATAATTTACCGAAAAAAAAGAAAAATGAAAGTTACAAAGGAAAAATTGTTATCTTTGGTGAAACAAAATATACAAGAAATGGCAATGGATTTTGATGGTCCCGAAAGACCTGACCAAGGACTTCAGACAGATTTACAAAGAGGTGATTTACCACTTAGTATTGTTCCAACACCTGAAACTAATAGACCCGACCAAAATTTTTTTGAATTACTAGCGTCTGAAAGATATCGTGAGGTTGTTTCTAATGTGAGACAAATGGTAAATTATCATGGTCGAATTGGTGGTATGGAAGTGGGTCCATTGACTGATATGATGATGCAAGCCCATTATAGGATTTTGGATTTGGAATTAGAACATAAAGAAGCTCTTATCGCATTAGCAATTGAGGTTGTTAAAAAAGAAATGGGTTTACCCGAAAATGTGGGTGATTACATTAAATTTATTGTTGATTTAAAAACACCAACCGCACAAGGTTTTAATACGGGTGGACAAATTTCACCACCTAAACAACAGTCTCCAAACGTTCAAGATGCCGAATCATTGTCTGACGATGAAATTGCACAAATTACACCTGAAAATAGACAAATAGAAATGGAGTTATTCCAAGATGTTCAAAATATTGATACAACTCAAGAATTGGAAGAATCGAAATATCGTTTGATAAAATCAATTATTGCGGGGGCGTCAAAAAAGGGACATTGGATGTACCGACAACTTGGTGAAAGGTTAAGAGAGATTACTGGTTCAAATGAATTATTTAATCTATATGGTATAATGATGTCGGTTAATGATTTAAATTATTGGCAATTTGACAAGGCACTTTTAAGTATGGCAGGAGTTGCGGGTAAGGTTAGTGTTGTTAGACCGACAGCAACCGATGATGAAGGGGATGATGATGATAATATGGGTGGCGGTGAAGATGAGGATGAAGGCGATGATTTCACACCACAAGATGATAGAATAGACCCAACAAAAACAAACATCATAGTTCAAGCGGTTAATTTTCCTGTGATAGTACATGAATTATTAAAAGGATTGATGAAAACATTTGCATTACAAGGTCAACCTGAAAAGGATATGTTTGTAGATGTTAGAGAAAAACAAGAAAAATTAGAGTATGAGATTTGGGATTTGCGTTTAGGACCGGCAATTTGGCGTAGACTAAATGATTCGTTCCCTGAGGATTTATTAGAAGACCACAACAGAGAACTTCAAAATTATCTTATGACTGAAATTTTTAAATTACCGGCTAAGAAATTCTTAGTGTTAATGAAAGAGGTAATGGGAGAAACACAACGTGGTAAAAGATTGGTTTCATTGATTTATGATGGTATTGTTAAAATTATGAATGATGAAGATTATCAAGAGGCGATGGAAAAATACAGTGTGGAATTAAACGATATTTCGGATGAAACTGATGATGACCAATTATTACGTGAATTAAATGATATATTTGGTGAAAATGGTTTTACATTAACCAAAGATGATTTAGGTAATGATAACAATAATACCAATAATAATGTCAATAATCAAAATGACAATAATGATGATGACGATTATGATGATGAGATGAGTGATGAGGATTTTTTTAATCAATTTAGATAATTACAAAATACGTAATAAATAATAAAGGAGGTTTTAACCTCCTTTTTTTGTATTTATAGTATATGAATAGTAAATTAGAACAACTAAAAGAATATGCTCGTATCATTAAAGATACACCATATGCGTTAAGAACGTATCTACAAACATACGATAATACGCAAAAGAAATACGTTCCAATGAACCTATTTCCCGACCAATTACAGTTAATTCAGGATTACGAAGATTATAATGAAAACATCACAAAAAAATATCGTCAAGCCGGTGTTACAACCGTAACCGCCGCATGGTTATCAAAGAAATTACAACTTGCTAAACCTGAGAATCCTGAAAGGGTTTTGATTATCGCCAATAAGAAGGATACGGCCGTGGAAATGGCCAATAAAATTAGAAACTTCTTAGACCAATGGCCAGAATGGATTAATGTCGGGTTCTCACCAGATAAAAACTCTGAAAGTAGATTTAGATTAAATAATGGTTCTGAGGTTAAAGCTGTTGCGACATCAACGGACGCACTTCGTGGTTTTACACCTACAGTACTTGTATTTGACGAGGCCGCTTATATTGAAGCCGGTGAAGACTTTTGGGCAGCATCAATGGCGTCCCTATCTACGGGTGGTAAGATTATTCTTATCTCAACTCCAAATGGTTATGACCCAATTTACTATGGTGTATATGACCAAGCAATTCGTGGAATCAATGATTTCCATATAACGGATTTAAGATGGTTTAAAGACCCTCGTTATACTAAAGACTTACGATGGATTAAATGTGAAGATATATGTCATTACATGTTAAACAGAGAACAATATGATGATAATGAAGTTGTTCTTTATGAGTTTGATATGAGTAATTATAAAGAATTGGAAGAACAAGGTTATAAACCGTATTCATCTTGGTTTGAATCGATGTCCAAAAAGTTTAAATACGATAGACGTAAAATATCACAAGAATTGGAGTGTGACTTTTTAGGGTCAGGAGATGGTGTAATACCCGGTTTTGTCCAAGAGAATATCTCTAAGAATATGATACGTACACCTATTGAGAAATACATGCAAGCTACACTATGGCAATGGAAAGAACCAATTGAGGGTCATCGTTATATTATGGGTGTCGACGTTAGTAGGGGTGATAGTGAGGACTTCTCATCAATTAATATTGTCGATTTTGATGAGAGAGAACAAGTACTTGAATATATTGGTAAGATACCTCCGGATGATTTAGCCCAAATAGCTTATAAATGGGGTATTATATATGGTAACGCCTTTATTGTTATCGATATTACCGGTGGTATGGGTGTTGCTACATCAAGAAAACTACAAGAATTAAATTATAAAAATCTATACATTGACGGTGTTAACACTCAAAACATTTGGGAATACAACGCGAAAGCCATGGAAAAAATACCCGGTCTTAATTTTAATAACAAAAGAACACAGATTGTTGCGGCATTTGAGGAACAATTAAGAAAGGGGTTTGCGGTAAGGTCCAGTAGATTATTAAACGAACTTAATACGTTTGTTTATATGAACGGAAGACCCGACCACATGAAAGGTTCTCACGATGATGCTATTATGAGTATGTCTATGGCACTATATGCTGGAGACATTTGTTTTAGTCAATTGGAAAAAACGGGTGCTGTTAACAAAGCGATGTTAGAATCTTGGACCGTATCGGATAGAACTTATGAAACAAGTAAAAGTTTTTATTCTTACGGTACAGTTTTTGACCAAATAAGTTCTATGGGTATGGATAACAACAATAGACAAGTTGGTATCAATAATCAAAGTGTACCAAAAGAGGCATATCAGGAGTATTCATGGTTATTTGGGGGTAGAAGAAATTAATATTCCAAATATTAATATTTTAGTTTATATTAGAAAGAAAAGTATTTATATACATGGCAGAGCAAAATCTAACAGTTTTTCAGAGATTAACAAAAGTGTTTGGTTATCCGGGACAAGTAAGACCCGAACAAACACCATCATTTAATTTCTCAAAAGACGAATTATTAAAAACAGATAGTAGAGAAGAATACGAAAAGGCACTACTACAAGCACAACAAAGTTCATACATTGCTGATAAATGGACTAAATTAGACCAGTCACTTTACAACCAATCGGTTTATTATGAACCAAATAGATTGGCAGCATATTACGATTACGAATCTATGGAGTTTACACCTGAAATTTCCGCCGCGTTAGATATCTACGCTGAAGAATCAACAACTATGTCAGAGAAAGGTGAAATACTTACAATATTTTCTGAATCAAATAGAGTTAAAAGCATTCTTGATGATTTATTTAATAATGTCTTAGATGTTAATACCAATCTTCAAATGTGGACTAGAGGTCTTTGTAAGTATGGTGATAATTTTGTTTACATGAAGATTGACCCTGAAAAAGGTGTGATTGGTTGTCAACAATTACCAAACATTGAAATTGAAAGACTTGAAGGAGCACCACAAAAAGGTAACGGTCAAAATAGAGATACAAAATTACCGTCTCGTGAATTAAGATTCCATTGGAAAAATAAAGATATGGAATTCCAAGCTTGGGAGGTTGCCCACTTTAGGATTTTAGGTGATGATAGAAAATTACCGTATGGTACTTCTATGTTAGATAAAATTAGACGTATTTGGAAACAATTATTACTTGCTGAAGATGCTATGTTAATTTACAGAACATCAAGAGCACCTGAAAGACGTGTATTTAAGGTATTCGTGGGTAATATGGATGATAAAGACATTGAACCATATGTACAACGTGTTGCTAACAAATTTAAAAGAGACCAAGTATCCGACCCTCGTAATGGCCAGGTTGATATGAGATATAATCAAATGTCTGTAGACCAAGATTATTTTATACCTGTACGTGACCCATCACAAACCAGTCCAATTGAAACTTTACCAGGTGCCCAAAATTTAGGTGAGATTGCCGATATTGAATACATTCAAAAGAAATTACTTGCGGCATTACGTATTCCAAAGGCATTCTTAGGTTTTGAAGAGGTTGTTGGTGAAGGTAAGAGTTTAGCCTTAATGGATATTCGTTTTGCCCGCACAATTAATAGAATTCAAAAATCTGTTATTCAAGAATTAAATAAGATTGCTTTAATCCATTTATATTTGTTGGGTTTAGAGGATGAATTAAATAATTTCTCATTATCATTAACTAATCCGTCGGCACAATCCGATTTATTAAAAATCGAACAATGGAAAGAAAAAATTACTCTTTATAAAGACGCAACTTCTGACCAATCTCAAATGGGTATTCTACCGGTATCACATACTTGGGCCAAAAAGAATATTCTTGGGTTTAGTGATGCTGAGGTCGTTCTTGATTTACAACAACAACGTCTTGAAAGGGCGATGGGCTTTGAATTACAAAATAGTCAATTAGTTATTAAACGTTCAGGTGTATTTGACGGTGTTGATGCCAAATATGGTATTCCTGAAGAAGAGAGAGCCGCTGCTGAGGCTGCCGCCGCTGGTGGTGAAGCTGGTGGTGAAGGACCATTAGGTGGTGGAATGGATATGGGTGGTGGAGGAGCTCCATCAGCACCCGAACCACCTGCCGGAGGTGCTGAAGGTACATTAAGCGAATCCACATCAAGAAAATCAAAAATATTAGGTATGTTAGGTGAAGAAAAAGAAGATTTTAATATCTTATTTGATATGGAAAGAGCACAGAAGAATATTTATGAAATAGAAACAAAAATAACAGATATACTAAACGATTAAAAATGAACAAATTCGGGGTTTTAAAAACTAAGATATTAAAAAAATTAACTGAATCATATTCAAATAAGAATAAGGAGGAGGTTAAAGATATTTTAAACACAATAAAAGAAAACAAAGACTTCAAGGAGATGTACTTGTTTTATGAGGAAATCGAAAACAAATACTTCGATGATAAAGAAATTGCTAAACTGTATGTAGAAGAAATTAAATCAGTCTTAAAAGACAAGTCAGACAAAATCGCAAGTTTTAGTAAAAATTTAAACACAAAATTAAAAGACGTAGAGA